CAGGCTAAGAGACCTGGATGCCAAGGGTGCCGAGCGTATTTGTGGGATACGGTGCCTATCTACAGGATAAGTGACAATTTTTCTCATAATTATCAGCCACAGTATTCCGTTCAGTAATAACTGTGCGGGTATTATGGAGGAGATCATATGCTAGAAGAAACAAGGGCTTCAATAAAGTACGAAGCCACTCAACAATCACTGTCAGCACATATAGAAGGACGCAGACGGTGGCCTGAAAGCAAGCGGCTTGTTACAGTAAGGCAAGAGATAGCCTTCCGTCTACGCCACCAAGACTTCTTCGGCCTAAGTACCGATAACGCCGCAGAGGTGCTTGGAGTTGATGAGAGGGAGATACGGTATCTGAACGAGCGTATGAGAGAGGTGGCACCGCAGGTATTCCCGATTCTGCCACCGCGTACAGCAGAAATCTACCGTCTTTTTGTAGAAGAGAGTATGACAGTTGCGGAAATCGCGGAAGAGTTAGAGATATCATCTGTGACTGTCTATGGCTTGGTTCGTAAGTTGTATGACGAGCGTACCAGTATTGGGCTTTACTTCAGGTCAAATGCGGGACGTAGGTTGAGCTATAAGTCCTGGATGGACCCGCACATCCGTCATAAGTTTTAGGAGACTATGATATGCGTGAGTTTAGTTCCGGGGCCACAAGAGATACCGTAGAAGGTAAGCTATCTTACATGAAGGCTCTTAGCCCGGCTGTGCTGAGGCGATACTTACAATACCTGTCGAAGCACCGTGTACAGGCAGATGGTAAACTACGTGCGTTTGACAACTGGAAAAAAGGCATTGACGGGGCAGTATACCTTGATAGTTTACTAAGGCATACAATGGATGCGTGGTTGGTAACAGAAGGCGTTGAGCCTACAGAAGATGGTGCTGTACTCGAAGACTTACTGTGTGCAATTATGTTTAACACGATGGGGTACTTGCATGAGGTATTGAAGGCTCGTTTAGAAGAGAAAGACATAGGCTTTATATGCGGCGACTGTAAAGAATTCTATGAAAACAGCGGTACGTGTTCTATGAATTATAATGAGGATAGAAAACGCCTATCTACGGATATAGCAGATGATGCTTGTTTTGAACCTATGGAGAAAAAGAAATGAGACTGTATTTAGCTCACCCATTTGATGCAAGACATAGAATACGAGAGTGGGAGTTAGAGTTTGAGGCCCGTACAGGCATTGAGTTGGTAAACCCATTCTATGACGCCCCGGATCGCAGTGACGTTGAAACTATTGACGCGGGTAGGGCAGAGCGATATGAAAAACTTAATCCGCACACTCTGGTTCGTAAAGACCTGTTACTGATAGAACAATCAGACGGTACTGTAGCTATCATAGACGGCTCGGTTAGCTATGGTACAATCATGGAGATAGTGTACGCATATAGAGTGTTTATGAAAAAGGTGTACTTGGTGATTATGAACGGACATGAAAATCATCCGTGGTTGATATACCACTCGGATAAAATCTTTACATCTTTGGATGACTTTGAAGGGAGTTTCTCGTGAGTAGAGTACTCGTAATTCCAGATCTACACCTACCTGCGAGTAGGCCAGGAGCGTTGGCCTTTTGTTGTGATATGTATGAACAATGGGACTGCGATGAAGTTATATTCTTGGGCGATATCATTGACTGGCACGCCATAAGTTTTTGGACTCATCACCCGGAGCTAGCTGGTCCCAAGGACGAATATGAGCTTGCCCGTAAAGAGGTAACTAAGTGGGCAAAGAAATTCCCCAAAGCAACCGTGCTAATTGGCAACCACGATGAACGGCCCTCACGTTTGGCACGCACGGTAAACATTCCTGATTTTATGCTGCGTCCATACAGTGAGTTGTGGCCTGCACCGGATTGGAATTGGGTACGGAAGCATAAGGTAGACAACGTTAGATACCTTCATGGTACTGGATGCTCTGGTATACATCCTGCGTGGAATTTGATGAACAGCAAGATGCACCAGTCTGTAGTAATAGGTCATTGTCATACACGAGCAGGTGTTAAATGGACGTGTAATGATGCAGAGAGAAAATTTGGGATGGATTGTGGTTGCCTTATTGATGAGGGTAAATATAACTTTGCATACTCTCAGGAAAATCCTATACGCCCGTTTCTGTCTGTAGGCGTAGTGATTGATGGTACACCTTATTTAGAGCCTATGAGTTGTGGAAAAGGTGAGCCATACCACGATTCAAAGTTCAAGGTGAAGAGATGATAGAATGGGAAGGGTAAACAATGTTTACAGCCATAAGGTTTACAAACGAACAACTATATCCAGGTAGTATACATCCACGGTATGATGCTGAACTAATAGAAAGACATCTAAGGGCGGTGTTGAAGAGGCACGGTATAGATATGAATGAAATCATCCCAACAGATTTCGTGCCGTACGATACACTACTTAATCTTACAGAGTACTACTGTAAGATGTATTTTAACAGGACACATAAGTTAGATGATGCGGGATCATCGTGCTATTTTAGGGGTGTACCCGCAGCCCACCTAACACACCGCCACCTAAGTAAGCTATGTATGTTTATATGGGAAGAGAATCATGGGAAAAGGTGACACATACAGACCAGTAGATAAGCGTAAGTTTGATAGGGGGTATCTGCGGGTGTACGGTAAGGAGTGCGGTATCTGTAAGGGGTGGGGGCATACACTCACCGAAGACAATAGCATATGTATGTGTACCAGTTGTGATGGACTAGGATACGTTGAAAAAGAAAGGAAAGAAAGTGGAGGCTGACAATAACAAGCAGCAGAAACGATTAGGTCTGAAGCTGTCAGGCGTACTGCGTGAAGTGGCGGGGCACCTGTCGCCTATTATGAGACGGAAGCTAGAAGACCTGTCATGTAATATGGGTGCTGGTAGTTTGACTGATGACTCAGTTCTGTCCGTAAAACCGGGCGGGTTTATAGTTAAGCAGTCAGCAACTATCAGACATAGTGATATGAGGCTGCCGATCTTGTGTGTATTACAGGTGGTGTCTATGGCGGTGCTTTATTACCGCATGTACTCTGTTACCCACGATAAGCAAGATTCCAGATCATGTAATAGGTATTGTAAATGGCTACAAGACTACCTGAAAGACATGAGCAAATATACGGTGTGTGGTAACGTCCGTATGGGTTACTTCTTAACCGACAGCACACAGCCGGGCAATGACGCTGATAAGCTACCCAAGTGGCTGAACTCGAATGATGGGGAAACAATCTAAGACGGGGAGTTTACATATGTGCAAGACGTGGAAGGACATACTCAAAGAAGCAGACTTTCCTACGTCTGTACTGTTAATAGATTGGGAAACATTCTATGATATGGATTACACCCTGTTTGGTGCTAAAGGTATGCCCATATCAGAGTACGTCGATGACCCACGGTTCGAGATACTCGGTCTTGGCATGAAGATACATGGTCACAAATGGGCGTCTCTTGGTCCCCGGTTCATACCCAAGCCAAAGGTAAATGCAGTAATTACAAAACTGTGTAATCAGTTTGGCAGGGCGTTACAAAATGTCACAGTAGTCGCCAAGAACTGCAAATTCGACATGTTGATACTGGCTGAGAAGTTCGGGCTGTATCCGCCGTATACCATAGACGTAGAAGACCTGACTCGTACCTACAATGCCAGAATGAGACACGCACTGGCCGTAGTAGCACCGCTATTCGAGTTTCAACACAAGGGTGATACCGCCGCGTTCAAGGGACAGCATTTTGAAGACATCGACGTGAAGGCAGTAGGAGATTACTGTCTCAATGACATAGACCTTGAAGATAAACTGTTTCAGAAGTTACTCTCCATAGTACGAGACCCAAAAGCAGAACTGAAGATAGCTGCTCACACACTCAGGTTGTATACAATCCCCCATGCGGTGTATGACTTTGAATTGGCCGCTGATCTGCGTAGACAGATGTATGAGAATATAGACGCTGCAATCATAGACATAGCTCCTTGGCTGATGGAGCGTATGGGATTAGATCAGGATGACATAGACGAAGCAATTGAAACCGGCTGCGTAAGAGAAATAGTTAACGATGAACTGAGTAAGACCATTAAGTTTGTCACACACCTGTACGCAGCGTTACCAGAGGGTGAGCATATACCCGTCAAGCCGGGCGAGCCAACGAAGAACATGATACCCCTCACAGGTGTAGGTAATATACCGGCACTCGCTAAAGATGATGAAGGCTGTAAGAACCTACTCAGTCATAAGTGCGAGCTTGTACGTACTCTAATGGCAGGTAGGCAGGCCATAAAATCATGGCCTATGCACATATCTCGCATAGACAAGATGGAGTCTCAGGCTCGTGCGTCTGGTGGTAAGGTAAGAGTACCCCTAAAGTATTACGGGTGCCATACCGGGAGATGGAGCGGGGAAGAGAAGGTTAATTTAGGCAACCTCGGAGGGTCGGGACGCGGTAAAGCAATCAGCAAGCTAATCGGGCAAATACGTCATACTATTAAGGCACCACCCGGTTATCTATTTGCATTGTCTGATTCAGCACAAATTGAGGCACGTAAGCTGGCCTGGTTCGCAGGTCAAGAAGATTTGCTTGAAGAATTTCGCAACGATGGAGATCCCTATTCGACTTTGGCGACGGAGTTGTTTAACTGCCCGGTATGGAAATGGGATGACAAGATTCACACTGAAGAATATCCGGGGCAGAAGAAGAAGATAACTATATATCGTGGATTCGGAAAGGATGGAATCCTTGGTGCAGGATACGGTATGGGTGCTTCCAAGTTCTTCGATAGGTGTTATGCAAATGACGAACTAAGGCCGCTGTTTGATAGCGGTGAGTATGACATGGCATTCATAGAGAAGTTAATCAAGACTTATCGTACCAAGTACAGTAAGGTGCCTAAGTTTTGGGGTACGGTTGAGAGAGCTTGGAGGCTGGTAACAAAATATCCCGGCCATACAGAGGAGATAGACGGACGCCTGAAGTTCTGGCACAAGGACGGCGTTACATTCATGGAACTACCAAGCGGTAGAATCATGCGATACTTTGATGCTAAGGTCGTGACACGGTATGGACATGAAGAACTACGGCATCAGGGTAGGAATAGTGTGGTGTCCATATGGGGCGGGGGTCTGGTCGAGAATATTTGTCAAGCGGCCAGCCGTGACCCCCTACGTGATTGGATACTGGCAGTTGAGTACGACCTACATATACCTGTAGTGCATCATGTGTATGATGAGATCATAGGTATGGTGCCAGAGCATAAGGCTGAAGAAGGTTTGAAGGCTATCATAGAAGTAATGGAGACGGCACCGGCATGGGCAGAGGGTATGCCGTACAAAGCAGAGGGGAAGTTAAGCCCGTACTATACAAAGTAGGAGGTACGCATGGCTACATTGGTAGAGTTTGATTATCTGAAAGTTCCACTCAACAAGATGACGTTTTCAAGGAAGCCTATTCGAGAGTGGGTAGAATCGCAGTGTGTTCCTACCATATTGAATCTATTTGCGGGGGAGACATTACTGCAAGTGGGAGAAGTTCGTAATGATGTACGGAAGGAGATGCCTGCTGACTATCATGCGGATGCTCTGGATTTTGTCACCTCTTGGTCCGGGGGTAAGTTCAATACTATAATCTTGGACCCACCTTATGCATACCGTAAGTCAATGGAGATGTACGGTGGGGCTGTCAGTAGTGCGTTCAATGCAGTTAAAAACAACCTTTGCAGAATCCTGGTTAAAGGAGGCCGGGTGATTACGTTTGGCTATCATTCGGTGTCTATGGGAAAGACAAGAGGGTTTCATCAAGAGAGGATATTATTGATGAGTCATGGAGGGGCGATACATGATACCATAGCTACAGTGGAGGTTTTTGATGATTGAGAAGACATCAGCAATCTTTGAGCAACCAAAGATGATACTGTCTGCGTCGGCCATATCTACGTTGAAGGCTTGCCCATTCAAGTACCGTAACAGGTACGTGTTGGGCCTACGGAAGATCGAGACGCCTGAGCCTCTACGTGTGGGCACCAACTGGCATGAGGGCTTAGATGTTATGTCCCTGAAGCCAGAGCAACCATGCCCGGCGTGTTCTGATAAAGGCAAACCGGATAAGACCTGTATCATATGTCAAGGTACTGGTTTTGTAGACGGCCCACTTGATGTTACTACCCGCATGTTGAACGATAGATACTCTAACATGTACCCCAATATGCCGAAGGATGTAAAAGAAATCGAGCGTGCTGTCCTCCTGTACTCTCTGTTCGCCTACAAGTTTTACTATGATGATGATCCTATGGAAGTTGTAGCACGAGAAATGCCGTTCAGGATTCCATTACTCAACCCGGATACACATAAACCTGTGCCCGGTGTGTTCATAGATGGCAAACTGGATAAGTTGGTTCGTTTAGGTAAGGCAATAGGCGTGATGGAACACAAGAGTACGAGTGACGCCGTTGATCCTGAGTCAGACTATTGGGGCCACCTGAAGCTCGATACACAGACATTCATATATGTATATGCTGCACAACGTATGCAGGCTGATGGTTTACTTGAGCCGTGGAAGATTAAGGCAAGTGACCCGCCAATCAGTGACATTCTGTATGACGTGTGGCATAAGCCAAGCATCCGTCCGAAGAAGTTGAGTGCGGCTGATTGTGCAGAGTTTTTAAGGACGAGTTCTTATTTTGGTGCCAAATTTAGTCGTGAGTTTATAGCGGGGGGCAATAGTCTAGTTATCGACGGTGAAGATGTTGCATTTGAACGTAATAAGGCCACTAAAAATAATCCTTGCGGTGCCGTAGTATTCAGGGAGACGCCCGACATGTACGGTGCCCGGCTGTTCAATGACATGGACGAGAGACCTGATTACTACTTCGGTCGCAAGTCCATCGGTCGTACATCAGATGACATTGAACAGTTTGAACGAGAGCTATATGCTATCTACCAGACGGTAGAGGCTATGCGGGACAATGACTCATGGTATCACAATGAGTTTGAATGTACCAACTTTGGCAGGTGTGAGTTTACGGAGAGTTGCTTTACTGGACAGCAGCTTGATCCTGATAACCCACCGACAGGATTCAAATGTATTTTTAAGAAAGGTAAGTGATGAAAAGGCCAGAACCGGACGAACTGGAATCAGCAAGAGATATATGTTGGGATTTAGCTGATTACATAGAAGAAACTGAACCATACGCTACGCACGAAATAGCAGTATTAAGAGAAGCAGCAGAGTATCTACAATGAAAGGAAAGGGTTAATGGGTACAGCACCTCCACCTAAAAAGAAACTACCCGCATCAACGAAGAAACGACTGCCCCCCAAGTCTGGTAGTACAGACAAGATCGTGCAACAGGTAGACGCAAACAAAGTATACAAACTTCACCGGGACCGGCGTAATCGTGGCTCTAAGATTATCGTGTATGGTGCGTCCGGTATGGGCAAAACCACACTGGCTACGTTGGCACCTGATCCTGTATTCGTGGCGGCAGACGATGGCATAGATGAGATTCTACACCCCGTCACTGGTGAGCCTATTCCTCACTATTACGCTGAGACGTATCAAGATGTACGTAGTATTCTGAGTCAGCCGAAACTGTTTGAGGGTTTCAAGACCATCGTTCTCGACACCATGACAGAGGTTGAGAACAAGGCTGTTCCGTTCATATTATCAACCATCAAGAGTGGCAAGGGTGGCATGGTAGACAACCTTGAGGCTTATGGGTGGGGTAGCGGGTACGCATACCTTGCAGACCACGACACATACATTAAGAATGATCTCACCAAACTGGTAGACCTTGGATTCAACGTGATCGTCCTATGCCAGAGTGCCCCAAGACGTGAAGCTCAGGCGTCATCTGAAGACTATCTAAAGGATAGCCCGAAGCTCATCTACCGTCCCGGCAGTAAGGCGTATGCAGCTACCGAGTTTGTAGAGTGGGCGGATCACTGCCTAAAGATTGACTACGGTGATCTTCAAGTCATTAAGAAGAGAGCTATTACATCTGGTAGTCGCGTTATCAGGGTACATCCTGAACCTACGTTTGACGCTAAGAGTCGCACCATACCACTCGGTTTCCCGGTAGTGGCATTCGATGCACCAGATGATGATTCTATCTGGCAGTTTGTATTCAATGAGGCGTGGAAGAACATTGAGCCAGAGGTGGCTGATGAGTCTTCTTAAACGAAACGCAAAATGTGAATGTGGTAGCGGCTTAAAGTTCAAGAAGTGCCACGGTGATCCAGTCAAGACTCAAGTGTGTGCCCAAATAGGACGCATGATGTTTGCGAAGCTGGTAACTGAAGCACGGTATCGGGCAAAGTTGATTACGAAGTACCAATGTGACGTAGAGACATCGAGACTTAATGAGATGATGATAGATTTGGTTGTAGGTAAAGAACCGGAAGAGGGGGAATCAGCACCGGCTACACCTGAACCTGAGCCGGAACGAAGTTTAACAGACCTACAGATCGGGACGGAGATATGTGCAGGATGCGGAAGAAGATTGCCTACAGGTATGGCGTGTGCAAAATGTGGAAAGGTTACAAATGAGACTACCAGAAATAGGTGAAGACCTAACAGGTAAGGTGTGCGTATGTTCTATTGGGAGACCCGCTATTGTGGTGGGCATTAAAGAGTTTGATTTTGGCGTATGTTGGATAGGTATGGGCTTAGATGGGAAGGGTATATGGGCTAGTAGCCATCCGTGTATTGTCGCTGAATCAGCATTAGATTTTCATAACACGTTGTTTGATCGTTTTGGTGGGAAGATGTCTTTTAATGGATGACAGGAAAGGTTACAAATGACGAAGCAAGAAAGAGCTAAGGTTTGGTACAAGGGAAAGAACGGAAAGAAGGGCATGACGTTAGCAGCTATCGGTACGAGACTTGGCGTGTCACATGTCACGGTACGTAATTGGCTTATTAGCCAGAAGGTTAAGATGCGTAAGCGTGGACGACCTGCAAGCAAGTAGACAGTGACAACCATAACTACAGTAATTACATGGAGATACAGCATATGGCTAAACAATGGCCGGAATACATGGGAACGTATAAGGGTATCATAACGGAAACAGGTTTCACTCAACCTAAAGAGGGACAGGTGCCACCGTTTGTGGTCTCCGTACAATTGACCGAGTATTGGGATAACAAAGAGGGCGAGTGGTTCGACGCATCGGACAATGATTACAACGTGCGTGCCTACCTGTACCTATACGGAAGAGAAGGTGGAGTAGAGGGTGCTGACATAGTAGAGACCCTGAATCATGGACAGGTATGTAAGGTGTTTGGATGGGATGGTTGTGGTTTGACCTACTTGTGTACTACAGACTTCGTGGGTAGAGAAGTGCAGGTACGTATATCAGCGAACACCTACGCCAAAGCCAAGACGCCGGTGCAGGTAGATTGGATTGATGTGGCTGATGCTGACCCTACCAACAGTC